AAAATCTCGTCTCGCCTGTGTGCTGGCACGTCGCCGTTAATGATCTCGGTGATAAACCCATCGGCTTGTAGCTTCTCAGAAAGAATCTTGATGGTGTTTTTAAACGGTACAAATATCAGGGCTTTCTGCTTGGTTTCATCCAGCACTTCCCGCATGACCTTGTAACGGTTCTTGATGTCAAACTCAAGGGTCTCGCCCGAATCCGAATACACTGCTCCACAGGATATTTGCAGGAGTTTGCTCATGCCTACCGCCGCATTGACCGCCGTAATCTGCTCGCCCACTGCTGATACCACCAACTGCTTGCGTAGTAACTCGTAGTATTTCTTCTGTTGTGAGGTGAGTTCGACTTCACGGGTTACGTAGATTAGTTCGGGTAAGTCTAAACATTCTTCCTTGGTAAATCGTATGGCAGGTTGCAAGGCTTCGTGAACAATCTTCTCGGCATTGGGTCTGTTTACCCACCTGAACTGCGATACCTTGTACATCACCATGTCTTTGAAAGCTGAGTAGAACTTAGGTACGTTCTTCGGACTGACTAGTTTAGCCAAGCCGTAGGCATCCACGGGGGACTGGGCGGCAGGTGTACCCGTCAACATCCACAGCCATGTATCAGGTTTGAGGATTCGGTTTAGTGTCTTCCAGCGTGTTGTCTGTGTGTTCTTATATGCGTTCGCTTCGTCAATAACAATCAGGTCAAAACCCCCGTTGGCTATGTCTTCCTGCACAATCTCCACACCGTCGTAGTTAATGATGACGAACTCAGCATCGGAGTTAATGATTCGTACCCGCTTCTCACGGCTACCGTAGGCTATGTCCACATGGCGGTGCATAGCGAACTTAAATAGGTCTGCTCTCCAAGCCGAATCCATAATGGATAAGGGGCAGATAACCAATACCCGCTTGATTCGCCCAATCTTCATCAGGTAGTCAGCCGCCCATATAACCGAACCTGTTTTGCCAGTACCCTGCTCGTTAAGGCAGAAGGCACGGGGGTTCAAGGTTAGAAAGGATGCGGTAGTTTTTTGATGGTCAAATGGTTTATGTAATCCAGGCCAGGTGTAATGTCCCATGATTGGTGATGGGATGTTTTTTATTTGCAAGTTGTTTAAAACCCGTGCTTCGTCTAGCCCCCAGTTCACGGCGACCTGATTCCCTTCAAGCTGTTTGCTCTTTGGGATTACAGTCGTGACCTTGTTAGGGTTACGTAGATTTAACAACAGAATCTTATTATTTATTATTTGCAACTATCTCTCCAATGATGCGGGAATAGAGCATAAGTGGTGTCCACTATGCTCTACTAAGGTTGTCGGTTCCCCACAGGAAATGGAATGGTGCCGACTGGTATGGTTTAAACAGATGTCATTCTGTGATGCTTGCCACTCATACCTAACGCTTGCATCTTGTCAAACGAATACTTTTATACTACAACAATTTCAGAAAAGTTCAAGACTTTTTTCTTTCTTTTTTACTTGTTTCTGAAACTAAATTACTTTTAGAATCTCTTTTGAACGAACGATTTTTTGACGGCGACTCAATACGAACACCGTGTTTATTACTACCACCTTTAGACAACGCTTTAACGTGCGCTACATCCTTACCTTCACGCTTATCGGCTACGCCGTTTTTGTTTGCGTCTTTGCTTGTCTTATCTATCTTGCGACGAGCACGTTGACGCTCCATACGATTGGGTAGTTCACCTCTAGCTTTTTGTTGATCGTACTCTTTATCGTACGGTCTAGGTTTATTAACGTAGGGCATTATTAGTTCCTTCCATTGTGCGGACATTCCATAACTAGGCAGTGTTTTTTGCACAGTCCTGAAGGGCGAGGATTCCATACGTCGTTCTCATAAGCCATCTTCATCTTGTTGTACTCTGCCAACCATTTACTCCACATCTTATCTTGTTTTTCAGACTTGTACGAGTCCTTTATAAAGTTCTTGCTAATGACAAAAAACAGGGCTCCCTGCACCTCGGTTAGTTGTGGGAAGTGCTTAAACATGGCTAGTGCCATCAGTTCTAGCTGGTCGGTATCGGCATACTTGGCAGACTTACCCGTCTTGTAATCTAGGCATCTACCCTTTGTGCCGTCAATAATGGCTAGGTCGGCTACCCCCCGCCACCACACGTTCGGGTCTTTGAATCCGCATGGCTCTAAGTTCTCAGTCAAACCCATCTCCAGTTCGCAATGCTTGTCACCCTTTAACTGCTTGAGGTTATCTAGTGCGTTCTTGGCAAAAGCAAACTGTGGGGGTATTGGGGTGTTATCTCTTATGTATAGCTCGGCTGCCTCGTGAAACTGTTTACCGTATAAGATCGCATCCGTTGGTGGTTCTTTAACGTCTTTGAGGACCCGCAGGTGGTAGTACTTCTTTGGGCATTGGTCAAACAACTTAATGCTGGAGTACGACCACGAGATAGGTTTAGTCATTTTTTGTTCTCTTAGCAATCTCACGGTCAATATACCAACGGGCTTTACACAAGTCCTCAACGGCATCCCTTTTAAGGTCACACCGCCAAATGTATTTAAGTGCGTTACCTAGATTGAACCCCATGTGTTCTGTGATCTCAATGCACTCTACTCCGCTAGGGTGCTCGGTGTAATGCTTCGGGTGATTAACTGGGTCGTTCATTTTCTTGCGCCTTTTCCTTGATGTCATTCACAATAAGATAAACTTTTTCCCCTTCAATCTTGCGACTAGTAACCCATGCTTCTTTTGGGTCTTCAATCATATGTTCACGCAATGCAACCCGAATAGCTTCTTTCTCGCCTCTAGCCTCTACCTCATACAACAACGTATTAAGTTGAGTTTCGTAGAAAAGAACTTCGTATTTTTTCATTTTTTATACACCTGTTGTAATTTAATTTCAATCTCACCGTTTGCTATTTTTGTTAAATACATTCTTAGGGCGGAAGATGCAGTCAAACCATTTGCTTGTAATATTTCTTGAGCATCATCAAATATTTTCTTGTTAACTCGAACCCTGACCATCGCATCTAACTGTTTCTTCATTTTCCCTGTTTCTCCGCTTGTGCTTTGTCTGTGTCCTCAATAGGCATCCACGTTCTAACTGCGCCAGTCATCAGGCGCATCTCAGTCTGTGCGTTCAAGCAATGCTCGTATGCCGCTTGGAACTTGTTTGACACCAAGGCATCGTGTGCCATCCTGATCTCCTTTAATGCGTGTAAATACATTGATGAATAATCTACTTTAGCAATCTCCATAACTCTTTCCATAACCTGATTCACAACTTACTGGTAATCCATCTGCCCACTCAGGTGTCCACTTCATGCACTCCTCAATGTAGGCTTGGGCTTCTAATACTTCTTCGTCTTTTACTACACAGGCAATCGCATCGTGTACTGTTAGAACTACGTTGTAACGCTTGGCTATACAGATCATCTGCTCACCAATGATGCAACGAGCAATAGCTTGGCATACGTTCTCGATAACTTTACCACCGTAGATTTTATTCCATCCGTAACGGGTCTTATATTGATACTGCATACCCTTCTCATCCCGCACCGCAACAAGCTGGTCATACCGCATCAACAAGCCACTCGGTAGTCTAATACCCTTCTCGTTAGGCTCGATACTAAGTACACCCACCTTACCTAAAGATGTTGTGTAGCCCTTGCTTATTGCTTCCAGCGCCAACTGCGCTTGTCTCCATAGTCCTACTATATGGGGGTACGTCTCTCGATAGATTTGTATAATGTGTCGTGCCTCAGCTTCCGATACCGTAGTTCCAAACGTCTTAAGCTGTGCTCCGAATTTCGCCGCACCCATGCCGTACCCCGCACCGAGAATCGTCGTCTTACCCACGAACCTCTCTTCCTTCGTAATTTCTTCAGCATCCTTGCTATATATAGCAGACGCCATGATTTTGTAGACATCTTCACCTTTCGCAAACGCTTCAACTAAGTCGTTCTGTCTTGCCAGCCATGCCAACACCCGTGCCTCAATCTGACTTGAATCGGCATCAATAACTGAGTACCCTTCGGGTGCAATAATAGCCTTCTTTAACTTCCCTGCGTTGTCCCCTCGGCTTGGCAAGTTTTGCAGGTTTAAAGAATCACTACCACCCCACCTTCCCGTGTGCGCCGCATAATATTTCAGGGGAACTGGCATCAACCCTCGTTTGGCGATCCCAATGAATCGCTCTGTCCTAGTTTCTTCCAGCGTTGATTTCGTACCCAGCCTTGCCGCAACTAAAGCCTGTACCACTACGTTCGGGTGTTCAGCCAAAGCCTTAAACTCCTCGTCGTTCTTGGACAATGCAAATGTTTCTTTACCCGTAATCGGGCTAATCTTCATCGGCACGGGGACATTCAACTGCTTCAATAACTCAGCAAACTTTGGATTTGAAGCGAGTTCGCCCTTGTCCTCAATACCAGCAAGAACTAATAGGTTCTCCTTCTTCTCCTTAATATCTACAAGGTGCATTTCAAGTAGGTTTAGGTTTAGATCAAGTATCGGACGTGTGAACATGCGAGTAGTCAAGTCAATCAACTTCATCTCGGTCTTCGGAAAGCCCTTCTTAATCATCGCACTGAACAACTTATAGGTTAACTCCACGTCGTTCACGCAGTAGTCGCCGTATCTATCAAGGTCTTCGTCTGTGAAGTCCACTCGGTTCTTACCTGAAGCGGCAATCACTTCGTCGCCCTTAGTACCTAGTTTGTAGCGTTCTGCAAGTGCGGCAAGACTTGCCCCCACCTCAACACCATGAATGGCTCGACCCATAGACAGGGTATCTGCATAAACTTTAGGGAATATGCCAAAGCGTTCTGACAGGATAAATCCGTCAAACATCATGTTGTGTGCAATCGCCATTGAGTTCGCCCAGTCAAACCCTTCGAGCCAACCCTTGATCTGTTTGTGTGTACCACTCGCCCACTCGGTCTCGCCATCATTAACTTTAACGGCTACACCAATCACCTCAAAGCGATCATCCCGCACATACTCCTCGGTGGTTAGCTTCGATAAGCTGAATGTAGACTTCTCGTAAAAGGTTTCAAAGTCAATCGTTATTAGCTTCATTAGCAACGACCATCCATATCAAACTCATCACCGTTTCTTAGCCTATCGTTCTCTTTTTCTAACTGTCCCACGTAACTACAAATAATCCGCACCATCATCTCAAGACGCTTGGCTTCATCTAACGGCAAACGTGCCATCAACTTACCTAGGCTAAAGAACGCTTCATCGCAGTCTGTCTTTGTGTGCTTTGATTCTTGCAACTGCACCAGCCCCGCAAACGGAATCGGCTCTACCGCTTCTTCCAATATCTTTTTGTATGCTTCTTCTCTGTCATCTGATGTAAATGTTGTCACTTTAAAGTCCTTTCAAGGTGGGTAGTTCAGGTAGTGTTGGTAGGCTGGGTAAACTTGACGGTGCGGGGCCAGGAAACGATGGGCTAATCAAAGGAAAAACAAGTGATGGTGTATTTATTGGATCGACCCAGGCCCCAGATGCGTTTGGGGATACTTTGTACGCAACAGGTTTACCGTTCTGATCCATATAAACAGTCTGACCACCGACCTTACTAGAGTACATAAACGGTTTACCATTCGCATCCAAGTACGTTACCATCTGTGCGCTACATACACCAATGGTGAATACACCTAATAATATTCCTAATAATTTACGCATCGCCCTCTCCTCTTTTCTTAGCGTACAGTGGCTTACTTCTTCTTTCGGCGCAAGCCGTACACTGCCACCTGTTAATTTTTCCTTCTAACATTTTGCCGTACTCTGCTGGTCGCATGGTCTGACAACTTGTACAGAAACGCTTATCCCTATTACCATCAATCTTTTCTGACATACTTCCTCTTTTTAATTGTGGTGATACCACCATCATCTTCTGTTTTGTTTCGGGCTTCGAGCATAGCGTCTGCATACTTATAAGCGGTTAATGAAGCTGATTCCGCATCTTCTCCTTTGTGCGCAAACACAATACCTAGCAAAGCAAACATCGCAAAACAATCTCTTAGGTCTTGGTCGTTCATTCTTTAATCTCCCTCATCAGTTGATCAAAAGTTAATTCGTTTTTGTCGGCTTCAAACTCTATGCTCATCAGATACCGTGACTCGTTAAAGTTAAGTACCATATGCGGTACTTGGTTATTAAATACGTAGTAGCTACCAAGACGGTACTTAAGTTCTACAAAGCTGTGAGTCACCTCTGTCTCGCTTACTGAGAACAAACAGTTACTCTTTGCATTGTTAAGTAGCATGTTGATAGACACCCCTCGCCGAGTATCCGTGTGCCAGTCGTAAGTTGTGTACGGGTCAAGCCTAATGATGCCTACTGCTAACTGATGTTTCATACCAAGCCTATGTAGTACTGGGTCGTCAAAAGCTAAGTTAAACGGAACCTGCACTGCATAAAAGTTGTAGTAGGGCTTCCACGTGCTCGTAGTCGTAGCAAAGTCAAATAGCTTGTCGGCTATGACTGACTGTACTGGGATCTCGTAAAAGGGTGTCATAACTTCTCCTTGTTTTCTTATTGGTCGTGGTAACTATCTTTACGAGTTCTAAACTGAAATAACTCACTATGTTGTGGGTACTCCTTGGCAAACTTCCTAGCATAGTGGCTAATCCAACCATCGTCTATCTTGTAGTCCCCCTTGTTACCAACAACCGATTCCCAGCGTATGCGATGGAATACACATTTAGCTGAAAAGTATTTTCGTTTACAAGCTACTTGTAAAGAGAACACTTTAAACATATCCCAAATATCAGGATGTTCGGCATCATAGATTTCAAAGTTTTCTTTAGTCCACTTGCCCATGACTTACCCCTTTAGTAGTTGTGCTACCTTTTCTTCCAAGTACTTAACTACTGCTTGGCTATCAAGGTACATGATCTTGGCTTGGGTGTAATCGGCTTCTAACTTTTTGTAGTTCTGTCGCCACCCGTCGTGCAATTTCTCTAACTCATGCACTTGTGTTTCAAGTGAACGAATGTACTTGGTGTTATCTAGCGTTACTTTGTTAGGTGTGCTATCACGTTTAGTAAACGTATATTTGCGACCATGAACTTCAACTACTTTGTTAGTAACATTACTAACTGCCTTCTCTTTGTAGAGGGGCATCTTCAATGCTTGTGTAATATACACACCGTCATCTTCTTTGGCAATCATCTTCTTATTGCGTAGTTGATGTAGTGCGTTGTATACACTGGCTGAACTCGCCTTTGTTAAGGTAATGAGTTGCTTGGGTTTCTTGCCACCTTGTGTGTTCAAGATGTTAAGAATTTGCTTAGTTGTTGATTGCTTCTTCATAGTTACTTTCTCCTGTTGTTAATAAAGAGGGTAGATACTTTACGTCGTCTTCCCTTACTACTAAAGCCACACCACCGCAGTCAATGATTTTCTTTAAGTTCATCTCTTGCAATGCTGTGAGTTTTCCCTTTCCAGCCTTAGTTTCAATGCCGAAAAATTTACCTTTTAGGCAAACTAAAAAATCGGGCGCACCTTGTCTGCCAAAACCGCCTGTCACTGGCATCACATAGTAAGC